CACATCAGCTTTTTGGCCTCTGGGCCGACGCGCTCAAGCACCCACTCGCGCATCTTTGGGCTGCGCACGCTGGTGATGACGCCCTCGGTCACCTCAGACACGATCTGCTGAATCTCGACGGTCTCGTCGGCGGCGTACTTGACAGCGGCCTCGCACAGCGGCACGTCCACCAGCACGCCGCGGTCGTTGATGCGCTCGTTGACGTGATAGTCGGCCAGCTCGTCAGCCGATAGCGGGCGCAAGGCTTTGCTGATGGCCCGCATGGCTTTGACGTCCTGCTCACAGTACTCGACCATCTCGGCCATCAGGGCGGCGTCCTCGCGGAACTGGCCGTTGGCCTGTGGCACCGACAGCAGCCGGATCAGTTGGCTGCCCCGGTGGTCCTTGCGCATGTCAGCGCCAGCGAAGCGCCCCACGTCTTCCAGTGAGCCAGGCGCGCAGTTGGCGCGGGCCTGAGCTGCGGTGCAGTACCAGCTTGCAAGCGGCGGCGTAGGTACGCTGAAATCCGGGCACAGAACATACTCGGTTATCAGACGGTCAAAACCTGCGTTGTGCGCACGTATCTGACCACCCGCCGCAAAGTGATCCGCTACACGCTGCGGAAATGGTTGGCCAGGCAACCAAGTCTGCACGTCTTCATCATCAAACGCATACGACAGGCAAAGTATTTCTGTCGATGCGTCCCTGCTGTAGTTATACGCCCCGCGTGCCTTCAGATCACAGCGGCTGCGGCTTTCATAATCTAACCAAAGGACCGTCATGGCGAAATCCACTTGTGCGTAAAGCAACGGCTAATGTTGCCGATAGTGTTGTAATGAACACCGTATTTTTTAGCAAGAACTTTTTGAGCTGGTCGATTAGGGTCGGTCAAATCTTTTTTGATGGCGCGGATGGTTTCTTCAGTTAAATGCGAAACACCCTGTTTACGACCGTACTCTTGCGCATGTTTACGCTCATCGTTTTTGTTTTCAACGCGGGTGCCCCAGCGCAAATTAGCCAACCGGTTATCGTGCGGAATTCCGTTGCCATGCAAGCACTCTTGACCAGCGCCCGGCGCGCCAACAAACGCCAACATTACAAGCCGATGCACAAGACGATGGCGTCCAGCACCAAGATTAACTTTTACATGCCCGCAGCCTTTACGTTGCGTGGACAAGAGCTTGCCTTTGTATTGAACCGGCGTAGGAGGTCGATTATCAACATGATGCCGCAACACCACACGATCTAACGACCGAACGCGGCCTTGATCGCTAACTTCATACTGCCCTTCAAAGCCGGGCACAGCTTTCCATATTTCAGTCATTTTTAAAAAGGGTCAGCCTTTCGACTGACCCTCAAATCATTAAGCAGCGCGACGACGACGGCCAGCAGCGGGCGCCGATTCAGCTTGCGCTTCCTCGACAGGCGCGTCGTCCATACCTACCCACTGCACAATTTCAAACACAGGGGTATATATCTTACCATATGATTTATGGACGTAGTGGTCCTTCTTCAAGCGCACGATGGCCACAGGCTTGGACTGGTCCTTCTCCACTTGCGTGGCGATGGCAACGCCCAATGCCTGCACGGCCTTCTTACCGCCCACGGATGTGGTGGTAAAGCGGGCTTCCATGTCCTTGTCCTCACCAACGAGGCACTTCAAAGACATACCGATCTGCGTTTCCCAGCCGCGCTTGGCACCGGGAGGCGCTGCATCAAGCTCTGGCAGGGGGTGCTGCACACCGGTCATTTTCTCGCCAAGCACTTCGCCGTCGCCCCAGGCGATGAAGCCGTGAACAAAAGAGAATGGATTGACGGCCCAAGTAGAGTCGTCTTCGACTTCAGTCTGGTCAGCACCAAACACCCAGTGGCCGGTCTTGTCCATTTTTAGGATGACGACGCCCGATGTGCCCGCGCCTTGTTCAAGCGCACGCAAAGCGGTGGAGAGGGTGGAGACTGCTGGCAGATTTGCCGAAGAGAAAGTTGCGAGATTTGACATGATTGTCCTTTACTGAAGTTTAGAAAGAGCAGCGGTTAATTGCTGCCCGATTTGCAACACTGCTGGGCGGGGGTCATCCTCGCTTGCCAGTGTTGTGCCTGATGACACCGACACGACGAGATCGTCGGGCAGCGCCATCTTGCTCTTTTTGAGTAATTTCTCAGCGGCTGCTGGCGAAATTATCTCGGGGTCTTTGTAGGGCGAGATGCCTGCTTCGGTCAGCGCAGTTGCGGCCTTGGCGTCATCTACCCACTGTCTTGTACCACGCTTGGCGACCAACTTGTAGCCAGGCACGGGCAGACTTTTCTCAAGCAACTGGAGCGCCAGCGCACGCAGGTCTTTGATCCAGTCTTCGAGAAGGTCTGCATTCTTCAGGTAACGGCCCAGCATGTCAACATCTATTTCTTTGAGTTGCACTTGCAGGGCGCGGTCCACAGCGCCAGTCATCTTAGGGCACACCGGCTTGGCTGCGCACCAGCGGCAGTGGTCGCCGTGTTGCAGTTTAGCGTCAGGCTGCTGCGCTTGCTTGACGGCCTGCACCAGCGTCTGCTCGAACTGCTTGATGCGCTCCTTCGTGGTCACCCAGCGCTTGATCATGGGCGGCTGCACGATGATCAGCTCGACTTCAGTCGCGCCAGCGAACGCCCACTGCGCGCTTTCGGTACGCATACAGGCTGCGGCGTAGAACATCAGTTGATCATTATCTTCAGCATCCACCACCACGCCGTCGCCAAATTTCCAATCAAGCACCACAGCGCGATCACCGATGCGGCCAACAAGATCAGTGCTACCGAAGACACCAGGTAAGAGATCGCCGAAGCCAACGCGAGTCTCCACTTCATATTCCATCCTTTTGTCTGGGTCTACTTCGTCCAGCAGCGCCAGCGCCACCATGATCTTTTCGTCGAACAGCTCTTGCGTCAGCACTTGGTCTTTGTACGTTGTGCCGATGAACTGCGACCACGGCAAGTCTTTGCCAAGGATTTCGGCGATGGTGTCGTGCAGCATGGTGCCACGGTCGGCGTGCTCACTGGACGGCTTGGGCGGCATCTTCTGCACCAGCGCCACAGAGCCTGGGCAGTTGATGACGCGCTTGGCGGTCGAGCCGCCGACGATGTTACTGTGCATCATTCTTCTGCCTCCACAGTGATGGTGTCGGGCAAGCCCCAGCCGTTGGCATCATCACGCAAAAATTTAACGTAAGGCGCAATCTCGTTTCGGATGTGATCCAAGATGATGACCTCGATCTCGGCCCGAGTGAACTCTATCTTCATGTGTACTCCAGTTTAGTTGATGAGGCGTTCAGTGTAGCACACAAAAAATAATTTGTGCAAAACTTTTTTTCGTGTATTATTCAGCCCATGTTAGAAAAACAAGTTGAAGCCTACCTCGTCAAGCGCGTCAAAGAGCTGGGCGGTCGGGCGTACAAGTTCACCAGTCCTGCGCATCGCGGCGTGGCCGACCGGATCGTCTGTCTGCCTGACGGCCAGACATGGTTTGTTGAGGTCAAGACCGAAGGTGGCAGGCTGTCGGAGTTGCAGAAAGTCTTTGCCAGTGACATGGCCAAGATGAATCAAAAATACGTTTGTTTATGGAACAAGGAGCAGATCAATGAATGGCTTACCAATCACTATGGAACTAACCCCTGAAGAAGAACAGGAACTGGAGCATATGTTGACAACATCGGCGTTAAACAAGCAGGTCGGCGGTTCGCACTACCGCGACAAGGGCATCCAGCCCATCATCTACATCCACGCCAACGAGCTGGGCTTTTGCGAGGGCAACGTCGTGAAGTACGTCACCCGCTGGCGTGACAAGAACGGCGTCGCTGATCTGAAGAAGGCGATCCATTACCTTGAGCTGCTGATTGAACTCAATGAAACTGCGTGACTACCAAGAGACAGCTGCTGACTTCTTGTACGAGCACGACCGCGCCTTGATCCTGGCTCCGGTGGGCGCTGGCAAGACAGCCATCACGCTGACGGCCATGTGGGAGATGCTGCGCGACGAGCACGTCAAGCGCTTCCTCGTCTTGGCCCCCAAGCGCGTCTGCACCGACGTGTGGCCGGTCGAGCAGCCCAAGTGGGCACCGATGGCCTCGATTGCCATCGCCGTGGGCACACCCAAGCAGCGGCTGGCGGCGCTCAAGAGCAACGCCCGCATCGTGGTGACCAACTACGACAACATCCAGTGGCTGGCCGATCAGAAGTTTGAGTTTGATGGCGTGGTGTTTGACGAACTCACGAAATTAAAAAACCCATCAGGCGCACGCTTTAAGGCGTTGAACAAAATCCTCGACTGCCCAGTGCGCTGGGGCTTGACCGGCTCGTTCACCAGCAACGGTTTGGAGGACGTGTTCGGCCAGTGCAAGATCGTGGACCAGAGTCTGCTGGGCCGCGCCAAGGGCGCGTTCATGCAGCAGTACTTCGTGCTGATCAACAAGGACTTCGGCGAATGGGAGCCACGTAAAGGCTCACTGGAGCTGGTGATGCAGCGCATCAAGCCCGCCACGTTTGTGCTGGAGCCTGGCGAGTACAAGGACAAGCTGCCGCCCCTGCACAC